ACCGGAAACAGTGCTGCTCAGGTTAGCTTGGGCAACGCCTTCGCCAACAACTGCGCTAGAAGCAAGGCCAGTAGCAAAAGAGATGACGCGACCAGTGGTGGCATACACACCAGAAGCAACGCGGCCATCGCCCCAGCCCGAAGCAACCGAGATGGTTGCACGATAAACGTAAGCAGGAAGGGTTGAGGAACCGCTGATCACCATGCCGGTGATGTCAGTACGGGTGTCATCGTTCCGATAAGGGGAAGGAACAATAACGTTACCGGAAGCAATTGCGCCATCACCGGAGTTGGTGGTGACGGGCACATAACCACGCTGTTGGAAGTAGCGATAGCCAGGGATAGCCAGCACCGAAGTGGGGCCACCTTTCGAACCATCATTAACGCCTGCGTAGTCGGCATCAATGTTCTTGTACCAACCGTTCAGTGGCTCTGCCCAGTTGCCGGGGTAGATTTTTTTAGACGAGAGATAGGTCATTTATTTCTCCGTATGGTTTACTTATGGTTTACTTATCAGACGTTACCGTCATCAGAGACGAAGCTGTAAGCGGTGGTGATGAAGTCTTTGTTCAGAACTTCGAAACCAGCGTACAGTTGCCAGATCAGAATAATGAAACGGCTGAAGTCGTCGTTATTGTTGATCAGCACTTGAGCATTGGGGCCACCGATACCAACGCCAACGGCCTGAGGGCCAAAGAAGAAACCTTGAGCAACTTCTTGGTTGGAGTAGGAAGCAGGGCTGGTAAAGCTAGCCGAAACAGTCTTGGTGGGGAAGTTGGTCGACTCGAAGAACTTCACACCTTCAAACTGAACACCAGTCGGCATGACGGGTTCACCAGCCAGGAAGTAGGCCTGACCAGCCTGGGGACCCATGTAGAAGCTGGCGTTGTTAGGCATCATGGGGTTACCCATGTACATGCCTTGGCCAGGATTGCCGCTATAACGGGCGATCTCACGGAAGTCAGGATCACGACGCAGGTGCATCATGAAGGTGGGATCGCAAATGCAACGATACAGACCATCGGTGAAGGTCGGCACGTTACGCTTACGCATATCCTTGACAACGGTCAGCAGGTCGGTACGAACCGAGAATTGCTGAAGGTCGGCAGTATATTCGGCAGCGGTGTAGGTGATTTGACCGGAAGAGTTCTTGGTCTTACCACCAGGGAAGAAGTAGCCGCCTTGGGTGGTAGAAGCAACACCATTGGCTTCAGCTTTGGCCAGTTCGTCAATGAAGACGCGGTCACGCCAACGGCGATAGTCGTCAAGCAGCGTCAGGCTACCGATCGACTGGTGGAACATATTCAGGTTGCCGGTGTCCAGCAGCAGACGCTGGGCGGTAACCAGAGTTTCACGAGCAATCTTGAAGGTCGAAGGCTGAGTCGGATCGCCCGGGTCAGCAGGACCGGTGTATTCCTTAAGCACCACCAGGACTTTCTCCTTGGTGATGTTACGGCTGTTAGCAGTACCAATAGTCTGGTCAGCAATGCGCTCACGGCTGTCCTTAGTACCAGGGGTACCCCAGAACTTATAGCGGTCGAGCTGAACGGTTTGACCAGGTTGACGAGTGAAGTCGTGAACAACAACAGGCTCTACGGCCATTTCGCAGATGTACGCCGGGTGGGGGCGATACAGTTCTGCACCCAAAATCTTGGGGAAATCGGTATCAAGAAACACTTTAGTTTATCCTCCAGTACGCAGGACTTTGTCGGGTGAAAGATTCAGACAAGAAATGTCTTATCTAAAACAAATTTTAGCAGTTGATAATTTATCAACTAATGTAACGAAGAGTAGGGGTACTCGAACGTGCCCCTGGTGTATTACTGGAACCCGCAAGTTCGGGGTCAGTAATAACATTCTGATTGAATCCTGGGATGCCAGCCATTTGTGCAATGTTTGAAGCTTGGCCGCCAATCATGCCACCAAGCCCTGCAAGCGCAGGAATAGCCGCCATGTAAAGACCCTGTCTGCCGCGTGTTTCGGCCCCAAATTCTTTCATTGCGGCTTCACCGGCGGCCATGTTTCCGATGATATCGGCAGCACGACTTTGTGCAGCTAATCCTGTTTGACGAGCACCAGCTTGGCCTGCCATTCGAGCGCGATTCAGGTATTTTTCTGCTTCTTGTTCGTAAGCCGTCATTACAGGAGCTTGTGCAGCACGTGCTTTTTGTAAGCGTGCGCCTGCATTCCCAATAACTCGGCCTCCCACTGCACCTAAGGCGCCTGCACCAGCAGCTTCTGCAAGAATGCGACCGGGATCTTTATCTTCACCGCTAGCAATATTGCCGGCAACAGAACCACCAGCACCAATAAGACCATATGCTAAAGGTGCATATTGAGCCGTTTGAGCAGGAGATAAAGATTGCTGAATAGCTTGTGCGTATTTACCTGCCAAAAGATTTTGAGTTCCCTCTACGCCTTCGGCAAGTGCACCAAGCATGCGATCACGTTTAGACCCAGGGGGGACGTTTCTGGCTACGTCCCCAATAAGATTACCAGCCCTGGTTAAAATTCCCACGGCTTCACTCCATCACAAACAGTTTGTTAGCCAGAACTTGAGGCTGAGCTTGGTTAATGACGCGCCAGGCATTCTGGGGATCACGTGCCATCACATCGTTGAAAGTGCCCCAGAAGTTTTCAGGTTGCTGAGGAGCAGCGGCAGCAGGAGGAGCAGGAAGCTGACCATACTGAGGATTGACAGGCTCAGTGCGGTAACCAGGAGTTTCCAGTTGCTGCTCACTTTCGTACACAGGGTACGGACCTTCAGGACCGAAGAACTTCAGCGTGTAATCGCTGAGGACATCAGGATTAGTCAGGATTTCGTTGTAAGCCAGGTTCTCCTGGTGCTCATTGACAGCGAACTGTGCGTAACCCTGAATGGTATTAGCGGCGCGATTTCCCCACGCGACGGCGCTGTCCAGCATTTGCTCCAGGTTCAGAGCGTAGTTGTTCAGAATTCCTGGTGCCTCGATCCCGAACGCGTCCATCACCTGACGGCTTTCCGCGCTCATTCCCAGGTAATCCGCGATCTGGTCCAAGGAGGGACCCGAGGAGGTTTGGGAAGAGCTGGGCGATGAGGCCGGGTTGGCTGACCAGGTCTGCGGAGCCGATTGTTGCGTAGCTGGGCTGCTGGGAATTCCGTAATTCGCCGGGGTATACGCTGTCGTCGGTGCGGAGGGTTGACCCTGGAACGGGGATTGGACTGGTGCGCTCAGCAGGTTCACCACCTTGTTGAACGCCGATTCCCATGGGTTGCCCTGGGAGTCCACCGGTTGGGATTGGGGGGCGTATTGAGACGGGGCTGATTGGTAATTGGGGCTCGCCTGAGGTACCGCTTGCGGGTAGCTGGTACCCACTTGGTAAGCCTGGGGCGCCACCTGGTAGCTGACCGGTTGGCTGGACGGAGCCGGAGTCACGTAACTGCTGGGAGCTACGGCCACCTGTGCTTGGCTCGTCTGTGGGATCGATTGGACGGTAGCGTCCTGCATAACTCATCTCCTTTTGTAAAGCTTCGAGAGTTCGATACAGATATGGGGTTAAATCCAGTCTGGGATCCGCAGCCATCGGTAAGTCCGGTGATTGCGGGTGAGGGGTCTGCATCATGCCTCCCACCAAGCGAGCGAATGAAGAATAAGCATTCTGCAATTCACCCACCATCCTGAACGGGAACCCAGATAACATCTCGGCCCGCTCCTCATCCGTTTTTGACGGGAAGAGGTATTTCAGTGCTTCAATGCTATCAACACCTAATTCTTGTAAGTTGCGTACCACGATGGAGTTGTTCAGGATGTCCTGAGTGGAATCCTCGTAGACAGGCCCTAACCAACGCCATTGAATTGTGATGTCACCATCAGGAATAAGACCCAGCACCCCTGGCGGAATTTGCTGAGTTCTTACGCATGCCATCATCAGTTGCTTGATCCTTTCTTCGAAACCTGTTAAGGCTTCTTTGTACATCTGAATTTCTTCAGCGGCAGCATCTTCTGCTGGTTCCACGGGCTTTTCCAATCCTGCAGCAGCAGCAAGGGTCTCCCTAAAGAGACGCTCTTCTTGGAAGATGATTAGTTCCAGGCAACGACAAATGCCATACGTATAAATAGCAGTTGCTTTTTTCTTGGAAGTGGCAGCTACGCGACCAAATAACGACTTGTATTCAGTAGCGGTAACACCAGCCGAAATAGAAAGTTCATCAACGCCACCGAGAGCAGTACGAATCTCTTCTCGGTATTGGCGAGCAAAGGCGTTTTGGTCTCCAGTGATAGCATCTGGAACAATGTAGCCAACCCTATCGTTTGGCTCCAGGTTGGCAATGATGCGTGGAACCCGGATCTGTCCGTCGACGCCGCGACTAATTGGATCTGCTTTGAATGTGGAACGACTTAAAGCAGAAGCGCTAGCAAAGCCAGAGTTTGCTGCAATAGAAGGACGCTGAACAACGCCGTCTCCACCAGCTTCAATAAGGTCAGTTTTGGGACGAGAAGAAAGAAGCGTTGGGTTACCAAAGAACTGAACGTTTTTCCGCATCGTGCGGATCATTTCGTCATGCGTAACAATGTGATTAGCAAGTGCATCAAACTCGCCAACACCTTCTGTAGAAAAGCCTTTGGGATTATTAAAGATCTCTACGCAGGGAATAAAGCCGAGAGTATTGCGATATGTCTTTGTTTTACCAGGGGTTACACCCATGGGTTGGTCAAAAGAAATCTCACCTTCTGAATGAGTTTCTTCAATTGTTTTTCTTTTGATTGAAAGGCGGATGTAACGCTTGGTGCCTTGGCCCCCAAGGGTTTCCATTCCAGTGATTGAACCTTGATTAATATCTTGATTAAAGCCAAAACCATTTTTGACTTTATAGCTGTATATGATGACGACCTCATCTAGTTCACCATCTACGTTGTAATAAGAACGATACTCGTGCTTACGGAAGAAGTAAAGACGATAGTTGTTTTGAGTAGGGCGGATATAAAACAAGCCCTGGCCGTCACATAAAAAGTAGTCCCAAATGGAATCCAGATGGGTGTCAATTTGATTGTATTTGACGACTCGGTCGATAAAGTCTTTTCGTTGACTTCCAAAGTTGTCTTGAGCTGGAAAAAATTCAACACCCTGACGGATGCCAAACATTTTCATCTGTGCTAAGTGGGCTGCAACAACGCCGGTGTCTACGCCAATCCCACCGTCTTTTTCAAGGTAGGAATCAACAATTTCTTTAAGACGAGATTTAGCGTCGGCAGCCATTAACTATTTTCAACCCAATGGAATTAGTTTAACAGTTTTGATTAGGAAACATATTTATTTAAGAAACCTGCCGGAAGTTGTTGACCAATTTGAGGCCCCAAGTAAAAACCTGCGTTACCCATGGGATTCATGCCAGGCATCCCCATTGCAAGAGGAAGCTGTGGACCGGCACCAGGCATAATTCCGCGACGCATCAGCTCTTCATTTAATTGTTGATTTTGTTGTGTACCCCCTTCATAAAGGCGCTTAAGCTGCTCTCCTGTTCTTCCTCCTAAAGCACCTTTGCCTTTATTAATTTCAAAACTGGGGCTGCCAGCAAGTAAACCCTCCGTTGCGGCATTGCCCATGAATCCGCCGTAAAAACCACCCATTGTCATATTGTTATCTTGTTTCTATTTTACTCTTCTATTACTTCGTAGCC